GCTTTTATCTGTACGAGGGTTATCTGGTCCATATAAAGATTTCCATTCTACTTCCTTAACATATGCTAGACCATCGTCATGCATGTCGAAAAGACTAGGGCATATCTCTACACAGAGTCCGTCACCTGTGCATAAGTCTTGGTCAATCCAAACTTTCATTAACCCGGATGGTTAGAAAGGAACTTCTCGTACGCTTCCTCACTATCTAGAACTATTGTGGTATAAGAATACTTAGAACCATCATCACCCTTACCGAGAGTAACAGTGATAGTTCCTACTAATGTACCTATAGCCACCAACAAACCTGTTATAGCTGTGATTAGCTTAACAGTTCTATTCATTTTCTTCGTAGAAGTCTTCGCCCCATGCCTTACTTTGAATGGCTTCTTCAGCTAAATATATACGATCCCAAATCGAACTAAATTCCGAAGGAACCCAAGCAAGAGAAGCGATGACTTCTTTCATCTCATCTACGTCTTCTTTGATTGTTTCTACATCAGCCGCCATAGCGCTTGTAATATGAGCAGGAGTGAAACGGCTAAGGTCATCGACCCTAGCGCTCCGCAAATCATCAAGACCGTCAGAATTTTCCAAGACCCCTTGAGATATCTCATCAAGTTTTGCCAGAACTGTACTGTCTGTTCCAGTGTTTCCTTCAATTACCTGCACCTGTTTTTCCAAATCATCTATCCTGCCAGCAATACTAGCCGCATTCCATACGACTACTCCACTGGTGATAGCCACGGACATGATGAGTCCGAGAGTTATCCTAGATACTTTGACTTGCTTCAGGTCGGTAACATCAGTCATTTTTAGTAAGCGCCAAAACTTTTTTTAATATCGTGGGCTATCTTAGCTCGCCGCTGGGATGACTTTCGATTCTCGTTATATCTATTAAATAAAGCCTTTTGAGACATAGCTACCTCTAAAGGCAACTCGCTACGTTTTGAAGGTTTATAATTTTTGCTTCTAACAGACTTACTTGGCATACCGCCACGCTCACCCGGATCTCTAGTTTTCCCAGAGTATCTATGCCCTAAAGCAACAGCGGCATTATGGCCAAATACTTTTTTTCTATGCATTAACTTGCCGCCGAAGCTGATCCGTCACCAAACTGCTTGGCAACAACACTCTTAACAAGGCTGAGAACAGCAGTAGCTCCTGCAAGTCCAGCCGCTTTCATGCTTCCCATGTCACCAATGGTGAACACAGCAAGGAATGACTGCGCGAATGTGGCAATCACTCTTTCAAGTACGTCTTTGTTAAACATTATTTACGTTTACCTTTCTTTACCTTCTTATAAGGTACTTTCTTTGCCTTCCCTTTGGAAGAGCTAGTTTGATATTTAGGCATTTGCACTCCCTATACCTGTAGTCGATCCAGTTAAAATAGCACCAGCTTGACCAGTGCCACCACCAGCAAACCTAGATATTCTTCGTTGTTTTCTTCGTTCAATTAAATCTTGTAAAGTTAAAGCATCATCACCAGTTAGTTCACCTGTAATTGGATTAGTTATATCAATACCAAACTCTGCGCTAACGCCTTCTGTTGCGTAATCTAAGTTACGATCCTCAGTTAAATTCTCTGCAAACAGTAACTCTTTGTCTTTCAAACTAGCAAAAGAATTCCATGTCTGTGCTTGAGATAAACCAAGATCAGCTACAGCATTGGCCATAGTTCTATCCCAGCCTGCATCTAAACCAGCTACCATTTTACCCCAACCACCAACTTCAGCAGTTTCTATTTGATCTTTAAGATTAGACCAATTCTCTGATGGATCTAAAAGTAATCCCATTGTAATATTTCTAGCTCCGTCACTACCCCACCAGTCATTAAAAGTATCTCTGACTTCTTGCGGTACATTATACATAACACGCTCGGCTTCAGTTAACCGTTCTGTTACTTCAATCTCTCCTACTTGATTTAAAATTAATCTTTCGACCAAACCATCAAAAGCTTCTCCTGAAATGTTATAGCTAAACCTTTGGAATTCTTGACCTAGAAATTTTTCAAAACCAATATACTGTCCCGGAGTTGGAATGTTTTTCATTCCTGATTTTCTCATTTTATCTATAGCAGGGAACCTTGCTACGAATACTGGATGGTCATACATTTCCATTAATGCACGTTCCGCTGTAAAGCTAGGGTCTGATTGAAATTTAGCATTTGCCCATTCAAACAAATCATTAATCATATTAGGTGAGAATCCCATATTACGCATTGCAAGTTGGAATGCGTCTTTCATATTATTTATAATTTGAAGTTTGCTAACAGCATCATCTTCTTCATCAACAACTGGTGAAGCAGGACTACCTGTAAATACTTGATCTGCAAAGAAATCTACACCTTGAGCTATTACTGCACCAGAGATACCGCCGGTTTCTGTTCCCATAGCGGCTTGTGCTTCTTCGTCACTAAGCCCCCATTTGCTCATTATAGATTCCTTGCCGATTCGTTGACCTATAATTTCGTCACGAATTCCGAGAACAGCTTCCCATCCTGCTTCTTCAGATAATCCTTCTGCTTGTTTTATTTGTTCAGTCCATGCTTGAACTTCATCAGCAGTAATCATTGATTTTAAATTGCCCTGCCCTATTGCTTCAGCACGTTCAAGACTTTGAGCTAAAATATTTAGTGGATTCATTACATTGGGATCAGCCCCAACGGATAAAGCTAAGTCACCAAGATTGTCTGGCATTAGTAATCACTCCTCATTATGCTGGCCGCACCAGTAATAAAGTCATTAAAGAAATTCTGTGCAACAGGAGAATGCTGAAACCTTTCCATATTAGTACGAGAATGATCCCTCATCTCAGCCGCAGTTCTAAATCTTCTATTACCATTATCATCAACAAACACATAATTTTCTAACAACCAAGGATCATCAGGTTGGATACTCGTATCATTCCAAGCATTCGGACCAACTACAGCCATATACTGTGGACCTAATAAAGATTCCATAGTGATACCTTCAGCTATATAATTATCTCTTTCTTCAGGAGTGAAAGGAAAATCGACACGGTAAAAAGCCAACTCATTTATTCTTTGCTTAACCATTTCATCTGTTAAACCTTTCTCAGATTTAACCTCCATAGCCCACTGCCGTAACTTACTATCAGGAATATCCATAAACTGTTGTTTAGCTAAAGTCTTCCAACCGTTTATAAGAGTAGTTATAGAACCCGGACCAAAATCGTGCATTCTTTCTGGAAATTTCCACGTACCATCTTCATTAAGAACATCTTCAAACACCATCTTCTCAACTATTTGACGAGCTTTATCTTCAAATGTTTCTGGTGAAAGCATCTCAATGTTCTTACCAAGCCTGTAAGTAGCACCACCTTGCGTCATTATCGCATATGCATACTTGTTAAGCATCTCAGGTGTTATAGTCCCATCAATCAGCAACCATTTTAAACCCATAGTTTCGCTGATCGTAGCTTCTGCTATGTCACGATACTGTTGCATAGCCGTGTTATAAGGATTACCTTCCGGTAACCCAGCAATACCACCTGATAAACCACCCCAAGCATGACCGCGCCCACCTGATTCGTACCAGAATTCTAAATGATGTTTAACAGAATCTTGTACATCTCTGTACCACGACTGGTTATACAAACCATCTTCATCATCCCATAAGAATTTTTGTATAAACGCATTTTCATTTGGGATCTTTGCTTGTAGAACTTCTGCGTCGTAACGATCAACCCATTCTTGGAAGAAAGCTTCTACTCTAGGATCGTCATCACCCCAATAATCCATCCACGCAAAATCACCAAACTGTTCCGCTCCGGGTATCATGCTTGTACCTATAGGCGGTATAGGGATTGCTCCGTCTGGAGGTTCTGTGGTTGGTCCACCCGGAGCAAAAGGGTAACCGATCTCTGTTTCAACAGGAACGTCAGGTGATTCTTCACCACCAAAAATTGCGCTGGCTTGCTCATAAGACTTTATGTTCTCTTCAAGAGTTGGATAAAGCTCCCCGAATGTGTCATACATATTAACAAAGTATTGAGTCATCTCTTGTTGCTGTTCTGGTGTGTAATCAGAATTCCAAAAGATTTGAGCAATCCGTAAAGCATTAAGAAAATCATCACCAATAAAGTGGCCTTCTTCATTGGTCAAATTGTTAGTATCTATTGCTTCAGACATATAGGTTAGTAACTCATCGCCAGTATCTGTGAAGAACAGGCCACTATTTAATAGCACGTTAATTACTTCCCAACCAGTACCTGTCTCTGTTTCATCGTAAACTATTCCATCAAATCCTTGCCCTTTGATGAACGCTTCAAGTTCTTCTGGAGTATTCATGGTTTCCTGCTTTCAGGATAATACATTTGCATCATAGCTAACTTTTTCAAATGATCTACAGTAGCCGATTCACCCTTCGGAGGCAAAGCAAATTTAGCTTTAGGTTTTCTCCATATATGAGGAAGATCAGCATCTACATACACACCCATTTTGCGTCCCATGTCTATAGCTTTATCTACATCAGCGTCAGTTTCGTACCCGACAACAACAGCGTCACCGTTTTTAATATCTTGAATAACGTCCATAGGCATAATGTCTTCAGGGTTATGACCACCCCGACGCAAGGAACCTTGTATCCCATCTAACATATCTGCATCATTAGGAGTAGTAATAATGTTCGCGCCTGATAAAGCGGCGTTCATACCAAAAATTTGGTTACCAATACCCGGATTAAGTTTCAGATACTTAGCGCCTTCCATTGCTTGGCTGACTACTGCGTCACCAACTTTCGCTAAAACATTAATCATAACGTCAGTACCATCTATAACTGATTCTATGCCTTTTCCTGAATGATCTAAATAACCTGCTGTTGCCAGAATAGCTAACTCAGTACCTATTCTGTGTGCCTCGCCATGTGGAGCAGTTTTTATTATCGCTCGATTATCCGTTATTCGTTGAGCAGATTCAGTAGCGCGTGTACTTTCACTTGGCCCTGACTCTTTAAAAATACGCGGTCTTATATTCCCATCACCATCTCTTAAATGAAAATCACGAATTGGATGTTTAATTCTTGGTATCGTGTATTCCCCACCCGAATCGGTAATATCTTTCACTTTACCAAGTCGCGTATTTTTTTCTTTATATATTCTCGGACCGCCTGTTTCTTCTCTTCTAAGACGGGCATCTGCAAAACTCGCATACTCTGGGTTATAATATTTATCCGCACCATGGCCTAACATCGGATGAGTTTCTTTCCAGTCCATAGGCAACGCATCCATTATTTGTCTAGGGTATTCTCCTCTCCACATCCAATCTGGCCACCCACCTGCTGGGGGATTAATCTGTAAAGTATCTATCATGTATCGTTGTGCATCTATTTCAGCCATTGCTTGTGCATAACCCGATCGGCTGGGTATAGGTTTAGCAAAAGTTCCTACATGGAAGTTTTCAGTCCAAAAATCATAACTATGTTGGAACCTTAAATGAGCTAACTCGTGTTCAAATGTTGTTAACAGTTCAACTTCACCCGGAGATAACGGAGTATCCATAGTTATTTTTTTAGGAGAAGGAACACCCGGATCCCATTTTAATTGTCTTGCCCGTTCTTTTCTTAGCTTTAAAAAAGTTTCAGGATCAGAAGATCTAAGTGTAGTCCAACCTTCATCTCTAGCTTGTTTATGCACAAGGTAATGAAAAGCATCAGCATTATAACCCAAACTATCCAACTGTGAGTGAGAGCCACCTTTAAAACCTCGTAATGATGCCTCTTTTACACCACCACTCTCTACATCAATCCGGATCTTATCTGGAGGAATGCTATCTAACTTTTTTATTGTTCGTTCAGCAAGAGCTTCGTTTTCATCAAAATCAATTCTCATCCACGGCATTGTTGAGTCATCTTTACCATGGCCCCACCCTTGTGCTTGACCCATTACTCGTCTACCAGTGGGTTCACCTCTCGCAGAGATCGGCCCAGTTCCTATCAAATACTCTCTTCCACCCGGAGTAACAGCTTGTATAGTAGGAGCTTCCCTCATTTGAATTCTAGTTTCTTCAAGTTTAGGTTGACTTGTTTTATTCAACGCTTCCATACGTTCGTTGTAAGCCATCACTGCATCTTCATATGCTTCAGGAGTCTGATAATCTCTTGGCTCTGGTCTTGGTCTGTACTCAACTATTGTCGGGTCAACTTCTGACACCCTATCGAATGGTCCCTCCATTTCAAGAACGTTGTCTTTTATTGTTTGAACACGACCTTCTGGCCCAATGTCAATCGGGTTGTCTAAAGCATTACCTTGGTTCTGCGCCCAAAGTATTATTTCTTTATCTTCTGGTGGTCTGCCATGTTTAGCTGTGAACTCGTCAACAAATTTAATACCTTCAGCTTGATCTATTTGACTAACAACACCAGAAGGATGTACTTGTACATTTGTACGATTAGATAAAGAAAACACATCAGCCATAACATCATCAGTTACACCAAGTAAAACATCGTCACCGCCACCAGTTTTCTTAACAAAATTACCGAGGCTATCAATCCAATTCTTTAAAGCCATTCTGCTTGTTGGCCCTAACAAAGCACCAATACCAAGCTCTAAGCCCCACTCCAAACCTGAACCGGGCAATATCGCGTCAAGTCCACGGCGTTTAAATTGTCCGCCTTCAGGTATAGGAACACCAGCTACATCATGCCTATATGGAGAAACGTCCATTCCTCTACGCCAATCAGCTTCCGCTTCGTATTTATCAGAGGGGCGTAACTTAACTCCCGGTTGTCTAGGGTCACCACCAGCCGCTAAAATTTCTTCACTGTTATCGCCACCCCATGTTCCTTGTCTATTTGTAAATACGTTTTCTGGTTTATAATCCCACACCCCACTATAAAACTGGTCATCTAAATCCCATGCGTACATCATTTCTTGTTCACTCGCGCCATTTGCTTCAAGGCGTTCAAGAAGCATCTGATATGTCATACCTGTTGTTTGAACTGCGAGTTCGTTAGCTTTAAGTATAAACTCATTAGATTCAGTAGGATGATTAAAGTTGTGTTTATCAAGTCCAGATAAAGTTGTTCCTTCGTCAAACCCTTCAGCCCATTGACCCGGATCAGTAGTAACAGTATTACCTAATGATCTTTGAAAATGCATCGGTTCGCCCTGCTCAACAACAGCAATATGTATAAACTTTAATAAATTTAAATCAGCTTCAAGCAACTCGGCATCGTGTACGCCTTTGTGTTTATGTGTGATCGTTCCCATTATCTGTTCCTCATTGGACTAAAGCTAGTAAAACCACGACGATCTTGCATAGCATCCGTTAACGCTCTCAAAGCAGGCCCCCTACCAACTAGATCATTAGCCATAGCTAACCTGTCTGTTAAATCTTTCTGCAACTCTGATTGCTCAGGTTCAGGAGCTAACACACTTTGAGAATAAATATCTTCTGCCATTTGTTCATAATCAAAAGCTGTGTACCCAAAGTCTTGGCTTATTCTCGCACCTGCTGTGTGACCGAAAGTTGTTAACGCTTGGGCAATATCCATCTGTTGCCCTTCAGGTGTTTCTAAAAGATCAAGCATGTAACTTGACACAATGTCTTTAGCTACAGCATTAGTATCTCTTGGTTGTATAGCAGTTCCAGTATCATCAAAGTTAGTTGAATACATAGGTTGACCGAAGTCTTCAATGTATGTACCAGTATCATCAAGCTGACGCTGTAATGTCATAAGCTCTTCGTCGCTTAAAGCACCTGATCGTTTTGCGTAACGGAAATAATCTATATCAGAATCATTAGCACCCAAATAAATGTTATTAGCCCAGTTGTCATCCTGATAAAAATTACGAAGAATTATGTCAGCAAGCTGTAACTTCTGAGGATCACCACCTCCACCGAAAGCACCTTCAAGCATCTCTTCATCTGCGCTACCTATCATTTCTTTAAGCTGGTTTCTGACACTAGCTTTACCCGAATCAGTAAATGTCGATCCGTTTAACGTAGCTAACTGCTCTAAAGTACCAACAACATTCTCTATCAAACCTGCTTGTTGTCCTGCGACGCTTGCTTTACGAGCAGGAAGAGCATCTAACTTTCGTGCCATTGCTCTATCCATAACACTCGTTACATACGCTGAACCATCAGGAGAAAGTTCCGCATTCGGATCGTTAGCTATTCTTAAACCTTCATTAATCTGATCTGTTTGCAACATTTGTAAAGCGTCAATAGTTGTATCAGCTTTGTTTTCTATATTAATTATGTCTAGTTTGCCCCACTCATCTGGAACATCCATGTACCCGTAAGCATAAAGTTCTTGTTGGATTCGTTCAATGATAGGAGAATACCCTGCTCCGTTTCTTGTTTTCTCATACAAGTCTTGCATGTAAAACCATGCGTCTTGTGGGCCTATTCTTCCTCCTGAAAAAAGATCTTTAAGACTTTGCACATCACCGTATGGTGTGCCATCAAAAGAAGTTATCCACGCCATCTGTGGTTGTAATGCATCTGCATCTGTTATTTGTTCCCCAACAACCGCAGGGTTACGCCCAAATAATACTGCTCTATTATCAGCCGCTAGTTTATTAATCTCTTGTCTAAGAACAGGAGCGAACCTTTGGCTTATAAGCCACTGTAAAGCATTGTTTCCTAATACTGCATTAAGGTTAGCTATGTTAGCTTCGTCAGTTCCGACATCACTAAAGACTCTAATAATGTTTGCCGCTAATTCAGGATCAATACCTAAAGGATCTTTCGCATCAGCTTCCCAATTATAATCTGGGTCGGCGTAACTTCTCTTTGACATTTCTTCTATGCCTGTTTGAAGTTGTTGTCTTAAACTTTCAACAAGTGCTTTATTGTGCATCCAGTTATCTTTAAAGAACTCAAAAACTCTGTTCTGCGCGTCAACGGAACGAAGATCCATAAGCTGTGATACAGGTTGCCCTCTTGCATCCATCATCTGAGTGCCACCTAAAGTGATACTCTCTCCTAAAGGTTGCCCTTCACGCGAAATACTAGCTATACCATTTTTTATAAGCCAATTAATATATTTTTGAAAAGCGCTTTCTTTACTAGAGTTTTCAAAAACAATCTCTTTTAATACAGAGTTACCACCAAGCTGAGTTAAATCTGTAGGAGTATCTTGTATATCTAATTCAGGATAAGTTTCTCTTGCTATTTCATCTGTAGTACGTAAAGCATCTTCACGAGCGTCTTGTTCTGATGGAAGATTATATCCAAGATTCTCTAATAAGTCAGTTACCCAATCAGCCATTAAAACATTGCTCCCACATCAACTGAAACATTTCCTGCTTCATACTTAGCTAACCAACTCTCTCCAATTAAAGGTACGAATACGCTATAGAATAGCTCATTTAACCACGGTTTGTTACGGGTAAATGATTCTAATACTTTCAAGTACTGAATTTTAATAGCATCCCTTTTACTTTGAGCATCAGGAGTGCTTAATCCCTGTAAAGAAGCGATCTTATCTGCATACCCGACAATGGTAGCTATAGCATTTAATACATCTTCTTTATGTAAACCTTCAGGTACAAGGTGTGGAGATTCTAAAAGAACCCTGAACTCTCTTAAAGTTTCTTCTCTTCGTTCTCTTGCTGTTCCAGTAGATATTACATGATTAAACACTGGATGCTGTTCTTTAAAGCTCGCCATGAAAGCATCCCAGTTCTTATCTAACTCCTCTGTTGAAACACCAGCATTAATGTACTGATTCTTTTGTTTCAAATACGTTGTTCTTCTTTTGCTGTAACTAGAATATGAAACATTAAAGTAAAGCTGTTCTAAGAACTCTTCAGGGCTTTGCAAAGTACGAAGCCCCATATTAATCTGTCTCTGTTTTGCTTCTGCTACATACTCATCATCATCTACATCAAATTTTCTTGGCATAAAATATGCACTCGACATCTTAAATGTTTGAGCAAACTCACCGTTATCAACTAACCAAACATTCGCATCTTGTGTAGTTTCCAAAACAGCAAACGGAATCTTCTCATAAGCTCCCTCTCGGAAAGGAGAGTATTCCATAGCGTTAAACTCTTCACCTGTTCTCGCTTCAATATTATTAACCCACGTAGGATACGCTTCCTCGTAAGGCATACCAAGCTCAAGCAACTCATGGAACTCTGTGTTCCATTCCCAGTTTTCATCTAAAGTAAGATCAGCTAAATACCCTGTGCCTGTACCAAAGAACCATGTCATAGCCTGAAGCAACTGGTACTGTTTCGCCATAGCATCAACTTTTTCTAAGAATGCTTCTTGAAACAACTCTGGGTTAGAAGCCGAAGCTATCTCAGCTTCAGTAGGAATCTGATCGTTAAGAGCTAAAAACTTTAGTACATCTATCTTAGCTTTGTTACGTGCTTCCCCTTGAGGTCCATCAATACCAGCCAACCCAAGTGTTCTAGTTAAAAGAGCAGGAGCAACAGAAGACCAAGTAACTCTCCACAAATCCTCAACTCTATTAGCATCAGTAGCGCTACCACCAAAACGTCCACCCACAAGATGATGCTCAAATATTTTTTTCAATTCAGGATCACGACCTGAAAGATAATTAATCGGTGCGGCAAGTAAAGGACCAAAGCCCATACGTCCCATTGTCTCAGTGTCATAACCCGGAATGATTCTAATGTTTGTAGCTAATCCCATCGTTGGACGAACAACAGAACCCAACTCGCCACCGAACACACTGTTAACAATCGGAGTTTTATTAGCTATAGAAAGCATTGCGTGTGTAGCAATTTCACTACCCGGAATTATAAGTTTCTTTTCTCCGAACTGATCTTCTTGAACAAGACCACTGTATACACCAGCGTTCATAGTTAAGTGTAAGTTGCGTAACATGAGTGGATTATGGTTTATGCTTCGTGCAACACGACGAAGGAAGTTATCTTCAGCGAACCAGAATGGAACCATTGTTCCTACCATCTGCTGGAACTGTGAGCGTATACGATGATCGTCAATGTAAGCGCCTGTTAGTGTCATTGCTCGTCTTGTAGCTACATCTCTGTGTGTTTCAAATACACGTTTATTGTGCATCATAAAAGTAAAGAACTGATCTTGTACACTTTCGACAGTTCTACTAGCAGTCATGCCTTCTAATTTAATTCTAGCTGTCTGCTTAACCATGATAGTTTCGCCATCAGCATTTTTCTGAATGATACCTTTTACTTTTTTAGGAACTAACTCTGTGTGTTCTTTCTTCATTAATCTAAGAACTCGTGTCCAAGCACCTTCAGCTTTTGAACTTTCTATAGCTTCTATAAGAGCTACACGATCTTTGTTTTCTATCGCTTCTGCAATAGCTGAAGCTGGATTGTCAGGATCAGCTTGAGCGAATTGCCAGTCACCTTTTACAAAATCATCAAGGTCATTGTTTATAAGTTGATCGAAATCATCAAAAGTCCCACCTAATTCTTGATGAAGGAAAACATCATGCGGTGCTTTTTGAGTTGTGTATCGTCCAATTTGTTGAAGAAGTTCAGGTTCACCAGCTTTGCTTGCATCAATATAAACCTGTCCCTTTTCGTAAATTCGTTTACCTTCAGGGTATTTCATGTACCCACCTTGAGGGTGAGTCGCGTCTTGTATCCATGTACCCGGAACAAGACTTTCATCCATGACATCTATAAGTGGTCTATCAAAGTTTCGTACAACACCGTTAGTCTGATCGAAACCTAACATTAAGTAATGATGGAACAATGGTTCACGAACCATCGCACCAATCAGAGGATTAACAACACCATCAAACCAGTTGCGAAGAACACTGTTCCACGCTTTCTCTATAGAACCTCCAGCTTCATCTGTTACAGGAACCCAACCTAAAATATCTTTAGGGGCTTTCTCCCACCATCTACCGTCATTAGCTGAACGTAATATGTTTTCAGAGTTTATATCTTCTCTTCGTAAAACTTCACGTATCCACGGATGGAAGAACTCTTCTTTACCTGCGCCTTTACGTGGAGCGCTCGATAAAAGATCTATCAATTCCATTTTCACTAACATGGCGTGTTGTTCAGCGGCGGCTCGTATACCGTTTATTGGTACTCTTTGTTCTTCTACTAACTCAGCGTTAGCAAACCAGTCTTTAGCATCAGGATGAACTTCTGTTCCTTCTTCAAGAAGAATGAACCTACCGGATTTATCTTTGTAGATTCTTACAGTACCAACATTAGCGTGACCATCAATAATGGTTATAGGATTTAACTTGCCTGCTGGAGTGAGAAGATGCGCTCCTCCTACTCCGATCATTACTTCGTTAGCTAAACCATTAGTACCAAATTCTTTAGCACCTATAACACCCCTGCCTTCTGCGCCAACAATTCTTCCAGTTGCATCTCTAACCTCTTTACCTTCAAAACCGTAGAAGTCATTCCAATAACCACCAGATAAATCTTGAGCCAGCGTGTCGTATCGTGTAGAACTTACAGCACTGTTACGCATAACTTGAGTAGAAAACTCTGGACGACTATCAACTGATAATCCTCTCTTATTAAAAAGAGATTCAGAGTTGACATGCAACTGCCCTATCATGCCATCAGCAGGAAGATTGATATTTAAAAACTCGTCACCTACACGCGCTTCAAGAAGATCCATTATAGTTTCCGTTATAGCAGTAGCTACCCTGTCATCAGCACTACCAACTATCACAGGGAAATGTCTTCCTACCTCTGTCCATTCTTCTATCAAAGCAACTTGAGATGCCATTGAAAGCCCTACAGAAGATCCTGCTCCTCGCATAGTTCCCGGCTGTAACATACGCGCGGCTTTAGTTGCTTCAGCAGGATCTATACCTAGATCAGCTAAACGCACTGTGAGGTTATCTATAAAATCGTTAAGGAATTCTGAACCAGCAACACTAGCGCTATCAATAGCTTGTGCATAAGCAGGAGCAAGTTCAACAGGAATCATAGGCATATACAAGCGTGTCATTCCCGGAGGAAGAGGCATGTCAATATTACCTGTAGCTGATTGACCTGCCGCTCCACGATATGAAGACATGATGAATTGGTTACCTTCTGGTGTACCAACTAGATAATTAATGTACGCTTTGTTTGCTCGTTCGATGATTTCATCAAAGTCATCTGACAGCTTGCTTACATCTTGACCGCCAAGCAGGAACGATACCATGTTCCAATCTGCTCCGACTTCAACACCATCTATAGTCGGATTCAACAATGCTTCCCATATCCATTGTTGCTCACCGGGAGTTGAAGCAATGAAAGCATCAACAGCTTCTATCCATTCAATGTCGCCTTGTTGTCCTATTAGATCCAAAGCGTTGTTTAATATGCTTGTGTCTTGTTTTTGTATCGCAGTTAAAACGATAGCTTCAGGGTTAGCTCCAACTAAACCTTCTAAAGTAGGATCTGCTTTAAGTAGTTCTTCTGCTACAGGGCGAAGGTTCTCTCTTGTCGCAACAGGCACATGATGTAGTACTTCTTCTAAGAATTTAACAGATGCTTTATCACCTTGAATAATGTTAAGTCTTTGTGCAACTGCGATTGATTTATCTAACCCATGAACAGAGTTAGGTTCAACTGTGCTGACGTATTTGAGTTGCACATTTTGAGGATCAATACCTAATTTAAGTAAATGATTTATCGGTTGTCCTGCACCTGTCTGTCGTAAAGCCGCATCTAAATTATTTTTCTCGTAGTTAAGATAATTGTCATACCCACCGAGAACGTCTTTCATTGTTGCGTCAAGCATTGTTGGATGCGTGTATGCCATCCAAATAGCTTCAACTCTTCTGTCGTGGTCTTTATCTATTCTTCTTCCGATACGTTCAGCTAACTTGTGTCGTGAAGGTAGACCCGGAATTGCTGAGTACCATCTGTCTGTCAATAAAGCAAACTCGTTAGCTTTCTTGTTTGCAAATTCAAATAGTCGTTTAGATGTTCCTCCAATAAATCTTTTCTCAACTCTTGCTTCGACTGCTTCTCGTGTAGCTTGAAAGATTTCTTCTTTCTTTGCATCATCTAAAAATTTCCACTTTAATGGGTTTTTATTAATTGATTCTTTAATTGCTTTAGTAGTAATGGCATAATCTCCGACCCCTGCCATTTCATTAAATGATCTCCATAACCTAGAGAAAGGCCGCCAGAATAATGGCGCTCTTACTTCATCAGCTACAGTTCTACCATCAGCAAGAACATCGTCACCTTTCATCATTACACGCCGACCGTATTCGTCCCATACTGGGTGCATGTCTACAGCTTTACGTGCAAGTTTTGATTTGACATAGTTAGTTGGGCCTTCACGCCACCACCATGTTGCAAGCTCTTCGCCACCGTTACGAGCAACGTAACCTAAACGCAATAGAACTGCTGGCCTCCATGTACGAGCAAGGAACTTGTCGATAGTCGGAAGATGCAATCCCCAACCCATTCTTCTATAAGCCGCCATGTATCTAGTAACAGCCGCTAACTCTCTGTAGTCAGGTATTACGTTTGATTTAGAAAACTGGGCTAAGTGTTCTTGCCCCGGAAATACAGCGTTCCTTACACCAAGACCGTGTAGTCCTACCATGTCGTCAGCTATCTGACCGTACCTTTGGCTTCCGTGTCTAATAAATTTGTCGATGAATTTAGTTACGTCTGCTCCACCCATAAGTAGAGCGCCGGATCTTCCAAGGAAATCTAAATAAAATTCTGTTGTTACTCTCCATCTGTGAGCTTCACTACCCATCATGTAATCTGTTAAGAACTTGTCGATCTGCGCTCGTGGCATGTCAGCCATGATTCCCATATCAACTAATGCTTGGAATTCTTTTACACCAAGAGCAGGATCGGTTAAATCAAGATGCTTTGCTTTGGGAACATACGTTGTTAGTTTCTCAGCAAATTTTGCTGGATGATATGCCAACGTGTAAGCAGATGCTTTTGCTATGATTCCTGTTCTTACCCACCAGTCAAGCTCACCGTTTTGACTACCAGCAGGATGTATCTGCCCATTAAAGTAATCTTCTTCAAGTCTTCTTCTAGCTGTAGTGAAAACAGTTTTTGTTCTACCGAAAAGATTTATCGGTTTTTGAATCATCGTGAGTTCACCGTCAACTTCTTTAAACATCCAACCGTTAGATTCGTAGTATTGAAGAAGGTCAGACATTTCGCTGTCTTGCAAAACTCTGATAGGAGCGTCAGCTTGAGCTAACTCTCTGGCTTTTTCTATCTTATTAAAATCAGTTTCACTTAAACCAAGTTCGGTATATGTGAAAGGCAAGTCTGCTTCAGGGCTAACTCTTGTGTCATCAAGAAGTCTCATTAACCCTGCTTCATCAATCTCTGAAGCTAAAGTAATGTCACCTTTTTGTATGCCATCCCATATCTGACGGTGAATGTAATTAGTTTGTTTAACAAGAAAGTTAGCTGTCATACGAGCTAGATCAGCTTTCATCTCAGCACCCGGATTGTAGAAGTCTTGTAATTTTCTAATCCACTGTTTTCTTTCAACCCATTTCTCGCCGAACCATCCCATAGAAGGAATCCACATAGCTTCGGGATCTACTTTACCTAACCCAGAAGCAAGCCCTTGCCAACCAGTAGTGCTTTCTAAAAAGTCCCAGTATCCTTCGTGAGTGTCGAGCGCTGGAAAAGATCTAGCCGTTAATGTTCTAACATCTATTAAGTTGTCAGGGTCGTCTAACGAATTCCAAATAACCCATTCACCGTCAACAGGCATAATCTTTTCGCCGGCTTCATCAAGAGGCAAACTATGGAATCCTCTTATATCTGCTTCACTTATTACCTCTCCTGTGAAATCATCAACAACTTCCCAGTACCCATCTTTATTAACTTTTGCTTGATCGACCACAAGATTCATCTGTCTCCGAACCCTGTGATGCAACAACATGTCTTCTATAATCGGCGACAATCCGGGAAGATCCCGAACAAGCTGACCTATTGGATTCTTTAAAGTAAGCTCACCTGCTTCTATCGCGGCATCTACAGCCGCATCCCATTCAGGTCCAATCTGCAATCCTAATTTTGTTCTAAGCAAATCATGTTTGTTTAATTCATTAAATGCATCTGTGACACGATCAATGAATCTGTTGTGTGCGCGAGCGCGTGATCTTAATACAAACGGATGTGTACCTACTCTAACTGCGGCGGCTTGCCACAGGTCACGTAACGGATTAGTAGGAGAGAAACCTCCTATCTCTACAGCGTCACGGGATTTCTTTGGTTGCATAATCCATTCAGCTATCTCATCTACCGGATCAGATACTTCGCCAGTAACAGGATTAGTAATCTTAAATTCTTTAAACATCTCTCCAGCGCTTAAAGAACCACCTGCGATTCTCTCTTCTGCTCGTACTGTCATAGCTATACGACGTTCAAGATCTATCAAACGGTTCGTGTACTGGCCGCCCCTAATACCAGACTTAATAGCTTTAAAGATCTTTACATAAGCGCCACCAGCCCAAGTAGTAGGATCAAGTAGAATCTCTGAACCTAAAGCACCAACAGTTCCAATAACTTTTCCACCGAAACTATTCGGTGAAACATCGTAAGGAGATATATGATTAAAGCCTCTTATAGAAGCATCAAACATTGTTAGCTTGCCTGACTCTAAAACCTTTATAGCATCAAGAGTTTCTTGAGTATCTAAAGTTTCCTGCCATTGTCTAAACCTTTGACCAGCTACTTGTTCATCACCTGTTAAAGCAAGAAACTTATCAAACACTCCTTGTTGCCCATCAGCTAAATATGCTCGCAGAAGATCGACCTGTGCTTTACCTACAAGATCTATAGCTTGGTCTAACGTACCGTGATAATACGAATCGTTTTCTCGTTTACTTTCATTCCAAGCACCTCTCCAATCAGCAGGATTAACCATGTGCCAATTATCGAAAGGGCTTCCTCCACCATATTTCTGAGTTAGATAAGCGCCTGTTCTACCAAGTCTCGTAGCGAAACGAGATGATTTCATTACCATCTCCCAAATACCACTAGCGATTGTACCACCAACAAAACCAACAGCACGTATAGGAGCCATACCCCAAGCAACAGCTTTACCGAAATGCTCTTCAGGTAATAGTGGGATATCCCATGTCAACATCCTTTTCCACAAAGCATCACGCTCATCGTCAGGTAACTCGTACCCTGCGCCTAAAAGAAGTTGCTGTGTCTGCGGAGGTAAAAGATTAAACTCACCCTCTTGCATCTGCTTAGGCATGGCTTCAAATCTTTCTTTCATCTGATTAAAAGAAGCTTGATCGCGCGCACCAAGAAACTCATCTAACATGTCGTTATCAGACTTAGCGCTACCAGCTAACGAAACTAAACTCTCTGGTGAGCTTTCTAAATACTCTCCTGCTCCTGCCCTAAGTAACAGTTGCATACGACGGCCGTACCATTCGTCAGCAAAAGATGTGTCTGTTGTGGAAATTACCCATTCACCTTGCGGATCAACATCGTTAGTATTATTTTCTGCCTGCATAACAACAGGTGTTGCTGTAGCAAGTGGATTAGTGATTATTTGAGTTGATTGAGAGTTGTTTTGCTGGAGTTGTGCGGTAGCTGCTTCGATAGTCACAGGAGGTGGAGGTTCATTAAACAGTGGGGATTGCCAAACCCCAACACTTCCCAGAACTATTAGAATTAAAACAACTGTTAAAATACGTGGACGATTACTTAACAACATATTTCCCCCAACTATTACATTCTATCGTGGATTTGGTAATAATCAGAAAATAATAATCAACTAGTCAGTCAGCTTTCAATCGCGTAAGTTCTGTAAATAGCAATAGAGGTAAAACTATGACTTGGGAACCAGAAGTAAATGAACTCAAATATCGTAAGTCTTTAGCACAACAAATGGGTGGTGAAAGAGGCATAGCTGAACAAAAACGACGAGGGAAATTAACAGCTCGTGAAAGAATTGATGAATTTTGTGATGTTAATTCATTTAGAGAATTTGCCGGATTAACAGGTACTGCAACTTACGACAATGCAACATTAAGTTCATTTATTCCCAAAGGTTCAGTTGAAGGATTTTGCTCAATCAACGGTAGGCGAGTAATTGTTAATGCAGGAGATTTTACTGTAAGAGGTGGTTCAGGAGGCTCTAGCAGTACAGGATTGGGGGCAGAACCTCGTGCGACAGAAAGAGCATTAGAATCGCGTTTGCCATATATAAGATTATTAGATGCAGCCGGTGGAAGCGTACGTGGATTTGAAACACTAGGTCGAACTTACGTTCCTGACGGTAATACATTTACTCAATTTGATGTGAAATTACTTCAAGTAGTGCCGGTTGTTTCTGCTGTATTGGGGTCAGTCGCCGGTTTACCTGCAGTAAATGCATGTATCGCACACTTCAATATCATGGTGAAGGAAATTAGCCAATTGTTCCCAGGTGGTCCACCTGTAGTAAAAGCTGCATTAGGATATGACATTACAAAAGAAGATCTAGGTGGAGAACAAATACACGTTTACCAAAGTGGAGTGGTCGATAATCTAGCTGAATCTGAAGAAGATGCATTTGAGCAAATACGACAATTTCTAAGTTATTTGCCTCAGAATGTTTGGGACATTCCAGAGCGAATAGAACCACATGATGATCCAAATCGTTGTGATGAAGAGTTATTATCTATAGTGCCAAGAGACACACGTCGTCCTTATGATGCCCATAAAGTCATAGATCATGTAGTGGACACTGATTCATTTTTTGAAATTGCTCCACATTACGCAAAATCAAGAATCACGGGACTGGCACGTATCGATGGATATCCTGTCGGAGTAATGGCAAACAATACAGCGGTTATGGGTGGTACTACCGATGTCGCTGCAGGCGACAAAGTGATCCGCTTCATTCAATTGTGCGACACATTTCATTTACCGATCATTTCTTTTGCAGATGAACCAGGTTTCATGGTTGGACTTGAATCAGAGAAAAAAGGAATCGAGCGTGCAGGTGCCCGTCTTGTAATTGCAACATGTGAGAGTCGTACACCTTGGCTCACTATTGTCATGGGACAATTATATGGTGTTGCTGGTCAATGTCAGCAACGTCCTAGTGGATTATTTCGCAGATATG